CCATTATACGAAGACCAATAAAACAAAAAAAAATGACAGACGAAATTTTCAATATATGTATGTACTTTTTGTATGACGTGGCAGATTTTTTAGGCACATCATACGAGGCGGTTAATGTTTGGTTTTTCTGTGTGATTGAACCTATTGTTTTTATTCTTATGGTTTTGAGAATTATAAATCTAAAATCCCTTAAGGGTTCAACATGAATATATCAGATAAATTAATGGAGCGGTACGGCAAGTCTCACTTGTCGTACTCGTCTCTCAAGCAAGCCCTAGGCGATATGGCGCAGTTCGATCGCTACATGAAGGGGGAAGTCAAATACAAATCAGATGCACTAGACTTCGGTACCATGTATGATATGCTGTTGTTCGAACGGGATAAAGCCTTCGAGAAGTATACGGTCATGTCTCCATCTGCTATCGTAACCACGCTATCAGACAAGGCTCAAGCCTCTAAGAAACCTACACTTACTGCCGAGTACAAGGCTAAGCTAACGGAAATCAAAGAGGAAGCGGCTGAGGAAGGTAAGACAATTGTGTCAGGCGATGAGTGGAAGATGGCTAACGATATGATCGACAGGCTAGCTACATGTGGCTTGCTTGACTCTCACCTTAAGGGTGACTATCAGGTAGGGTTCCTCGAAGAGCTACATGGCATACAAGTGAAAGGATTCCTCGACTGCTTAGGCGATGGGTTCATCAGCGATAGTAAGTCAGCACGTAGCTCAGAGAAGTTTCGGTATGCTATCAAGGACTTCTCATATGATATCCAAGCTTACATCTACACACAGGTGTTTGGCATAAAAGATTTCTATTGGGTTGTTCAGGAGAAAACTTACCCGTACCTTCCTGCCCTCGTTAAGTGTTCTGACTCCACCCTGTTTACAGGAGAGATGAAGTTCCATGATGCACTCAAGCGTATCACCAACTTCCTTGAGCAAGACTATAATCCACAAAAGGATTACTTAAACTATGAAGTTTAACAGACTACTTAAAGCAATTCTGCTGGTTGCAGCAGCTATTACATTCGATCATTTTTTTTACAGTTTTATAACCAATTAAATTCATTAACATGAGTGAACAAACAAAGAAGTACGAGAGCGTACTAGTAGGCTGGGCCGATGAGCCAAGCTACAATGACAATGGCGAGTTGATGGGATGGTCTTTCCGTCTCAAGGACAACGAGCTTAAGGATGCCATCGACCAATACACCACCAAGCGTGATGCACAGGGTCAGGGCGGTAACGTTCGATTCCGACTATTCATGTCGAAGAATGGTAAGCCATGCCTAAGTGTATGGGATCCTAACAGCGAGGCGGCGCAGGAGCGTCGTACATCAACCAAAGCTGAGGGGTCTTCTGACCTTCCATTCTGATAGGTTGTTATATCGGAAAATGAGGGGTGGAGCGAAAGCTCTGCCCCTTTCTTTCCTATACTATTATGGGACGACCTATATACTCCATGACCGCAAAGGTCACTACGATTAAGAATAAGCGACCACAGTCTAGAAGCGTGTGGATCGTAAGCCAATACAGCGAACCTATGGATATCATGAAGAACGATGGTAAAACCATGTCTAGGCTTGAGCGTGAGTTGTTTACTGCTAAAGCTAAGAACAAGACCATTGTGATTGATTCCATAACTTCAATAAAACAAATTGGAAAAACATCACGACCAAATGAAACATAGCGACAAACAAGTGGGGGGTAAGCACTACAAAGGAATGAAGATTCAACCCACTGACTTCATAGCCGCCAATAACATACCCTTCATAGAGGGGAATGTAATTAAGTACGTATGCCGACACGAATTCAAGAACGGCAAAGAGGATGTCCTCAAGGCTATCCACTACCTAAACCTATTACTCGAATACAAATACTCGGATGAACGTAACGATATACAAAGACCTATACAAGAAGTCAAAGGCGGATGCACACGTGATTCCGATTGTGACAGCCCTGAAGCGAATACAGGAGGGGATTTCTGCGCCAACGATTGAAGCTGTACGGGGTGGAGAAAAAGATTTTAAGAAAAGCCTACCCGTTGTATTGTTCAGCGGTGAGTTTGGCGATAGGAAAGACCAATCAATTGAGAAGCATAGCGGATACATTGTTCTGGACTTCGATCACATTGATGTTAACGTATCCAAAGCTCTTCTCAGTACAGACCCGTATGTATACAGCTGCTGGGTATCTCCGTCGGGTGATGGGCTCAAGGCATTAGTTAAGATAACCCACCCTGAACGGCACCGCGATCACTTCCGTGCCTTGCGTACATACTTTAGTAAGCAGTACGACCTAGAGGTAGACGAGTCAGGTATCAATGAATCCCGTGCATGCTTCGAGTCATACGACCCAGACATCATCATCAAAGATGAGTCATCCGCTTTCGGGGCATTCGCAACCGAGAAGAGTGAATCACAGGTAGCTGTCTCACAATCAGGGGTTTACACCGATTACTTAAAGTTAAATCTAGCTGCGCGTATGATACGTCAGTGCGATGACGGGGAGAAACATGCTACCCTTCTTCGTGCTGCTAGGCTGTGTGGTGGGTATGTAGCTGCTGGGCGTATGGAGGAGGACGAGGTAGTCCGTGTACTCACTCGTGAGATACTCAAGCGTGATGTAGATGACGAGAAGCACACCATCAACACCATCCGAGACGCTATCGAGAAGGGTAAGCAAGACCCTATCCGAACTACTATCGACGACGAGAAGAAGGCACAGCGTGAGATGTTGGTGAATGATGGGGATATGTCTTTCATATCGTCAGATGACGAGGACTTCAGATGGATTGATGACTACGCAAACGGACGTATACCTGTAGGTTTAGACACAGGTGACAAGGATCTCGATCAGTACTTCAGGTACAAGCGAGAGTTCACTATCATCAATGGGCACAGCAACGTGGGTAAAACTACTATGGCTCTGTATCTTATGGTCAACGCTACCGTGCGGCATGGCTGGAAGTGGGTTGTGTACTCATCAGAGAATCGTACAGCCTCGCTAAAGATGAGCCTTATACAATTCGCTCTTAACAAACCAATCAGTTCTATGAATTACATGGAGCGCAAGAAGGCATACGAGTGGGTTGGCAAGTACTTTACTGTAATCAGTAACAAACAGGTGTACAGCTACTCAGATATTATTGTGTTCCTTGAGAAGGTAATGAAGCAACAGGAGGTAGATGCTGTATTTATTGACCCGTACAACAGCCTTAAGCTCGATATGGGTAAGTCAGGTATCGGTGTACACGAGTATCACTACGAGGCGGCATCTGAGTTCCTTACATTCTCTACGGCAAATAACATCGCGGTATGGTTAAACATGCACGCTGTTACAGCTTCACAGCGCATCAAAGGTGAGGATGGGCTACCTGTAGCTCCCTATGCTGAGGATACTGAGGGTGGAGGTAAGTTCGTCAATCGAGCGGACTCGTTCTTGACTATACACAGAAAAGTACAGCACCCAATCCCTGCGGAACGCAAGATCACAGAGTTCCATGTACGTAAGGTGCGTGACGTTGAGACAGGCGGTGAGCCTACTCCGCTAGAAGAGCCATTCCGATTTGAAATGAACACATCGAGAACTGGATTCCGTGCGTTTAAAACTCAGAGAATGATGTTTGAGTCTGTTGATTTAGACGGAAGTAAGCAAGAACCTTTTGTTTTTCCCATGAACTCTTCGTTTTTAGACAACTAGGCTGTATCTTAGCCTAAGTGAAACGACAGAAAAGCGGGACTCCTAAGCGTAAATCAGCAAAAAAGCGCAATTTAGGTAAGTATAAGAGCGGATTAGAGAAGACATGTGCGGACTTATTGTCTGAGCATAAGATCAGCTTCACCTACGAGACCCATGAGTATATGCTCGTGGAGAAGTTTAGGTATCCAGGAACTTACCTGAAAATGACTACTAAGCGGAAAGACTTGTCGGATCGTAGCGGTGCGATAGTCCTTCCCATTAAATACACTCCAGACTTCGTAGGACCAAACGGAGAATGGATTATCGAAACCAAAGGGTACACTCCTTCGCATCATGACTTTCCGATGCGTTGGAAGCTGTTCCTTAAGCACTTGATAGACTCAGGAGAACCAGTCCCCGCTTTGTTCATCTGTAAAAACAAACATCAGATTGAACAGGCT